ACGCCGTCGGCTTGCTGTTGCGTCGCCGCTTGCCCGTATGCGTTCAACCATTCGCAATAAAAGCAATCGGTCATTATAGGCGAGCCGTCGTCGGCTTCGCCTATTTTGACCGCGATTGTTTCCCACGTTGTCGCCGCGCCGCTTCCTGCAATATGCGTCGTGCGTTGTACGGCGAATTTGACAAGCGTGCGCCGTTCCTTGACCGTTTGCTTTGCCATATTACCTCCGCAACTGCACAATAAGCGCGACAACCATACCGTCCTTCTTGATTACGTCGTCGGGCGTTCCTTTATCGAACGCGTCGGCGAAAAGTGCTTTGACCGCACGCGCACGTTGCGTCGATAAACGCTCTTGCGGCACGCCGCTGTCGAGCATAAATTCCTCCGCCGTCTTTATGTAGCCTTGTACGGTTTGTTTTAATTGCGGGTCTGCGTCATAGTAGCCCAATTTGTATAAGATTTCGTCGACTTCTTGCATTTCGACCTCCTAACGTAATACCGTTTCGTATCGGCTCTTGCGCCGACCCGCAACCAAAAACCGAATTATCAAGCCTTCGCCGCTTTCTGCACGGTCATAAAGCCGTTGTACATCGCGGGCGAGCCGCCGCACATTACCGACGCTTTGAATACGGTAACGCCCTGCTTGAATTTGTACTCGGTCGATTTCAAGACTTCGATGTCGGCGAAGTACGCCAATTCGTAGCCTTTCAATTTGCCGTAAATCAAGTAGGGGTCGCCCGCCTTGACCGCGCCGAAGGCGGCAAGTTTCGACGTGCAAACAAACGGTATGCCGTTTATCGTTCCCGAATTTCCGCGTACAACGATGTCGTATGCGCGGCGTTTGTCCGTTCCCTTGACTTTCGCAAATTCTTTGAGCGTCAATTTGTTGAGTACAAGGTAAGCGTCGCCTTCGACATCTTCGTCGCCGCCATAATCGAAAATGATGTTGTCGAGCGTGTTTTCGTCGACGGTGGCAACGGTTTTACGCTGTGCCGCCGTGATAATGCTCGCGGGGGCGTTTACAATGCCGACAAGTTCGTCCGTGCCGCTTCCGCCGATTATCTGTCCGATAATCTTTTTACGCAACGCACCGACGACGGCGTTGCTAACTTCCGCGTCGTACCGCGCGGCGGGCAACTTTTCGACTTCCTCGTTGACTTCGGCGTAAGCCGTGATTTTGACCTTGTTAATCGACGCATAGTCGAACGTCGGCTCTGCGGTGGTTGCGTCCGCGCCTTCGGCGGTAATGCCGCCCTCGCTGATAGTCTTTGCAAAAGGCTTCTTGTAACTTTCCGCGCCCGTGCCTTCGAGGTGTACTTCGTTGACAAGCGTGTCAAGCGTTCCGACCTGTTCAAACGCGGGCGTGATGTCGCCGCTTGCAACCGTGCCGAGAGCCGTAGACGTGGACGCGACGGCGCGATGTTCGATATACACCTTTTCGCCGTTTTTAAGCGCATTTCCGCGCGTTTCGATTACTTCCGCATTTGCGGCGGTGCGCTTCTGCGCGTCGACCTGTGCGTCGTCGTGTACAACGACGGGAGCGGGGGCGGGTGCGCCGCCATTTGCGGGGCGTGCCGCGCGTTTTTCCTCTTCGGCTTTTGCGTCCGCTTCGTCCCTGCGCAATTCCGTTACGGTGTAGTTGATTGCTTCAACCCTTGCGCGAATTTCCGCAAGACGCTCGGCGGTGGTTTCGGGTTTTGCCGCTTCCTGCAAAAGGGCGGCACGCTCTTCGAGCAACTGTTTGATGTTCATAGTGTTTTTTGTTCCTCCACAAAAATAAATTTTTCTTTCGCAAGTTGTAACGCCGCTTGCGAGTCGGCGGTTTGCCGCCTTTGTTCATTTTCCAACGCCGACGCCTTTGCGTTATCCAACGCAATTTTGTCGTTATCCAACGAGGCGGGGGAGCGGGCATATATCGAAGTTTGCGGGTATGCGCCGTCGTTTACGGCACTAACCTCGAAAACCTTTGATATTTTGGTAATTCGGCGCGTCGGCATATCCGTATCGAGGTCGCGCCATTCGTAGCCCGATACCAAAACGCCGAACGCAAAAGACATATCTTCAATGTCGCCGCGTGTAACCGCCGAGCAAAGTTCGCGGGCGGTCGCGTTGTTTTCAATATCGAGCGTTGTTTTGATGTGTAAACCGTCGGGCTTGATTTCAACGTCCATAGTCGACCGCTTCCCGCGCCTGTGGCGTGCAAGTGGTATCATTCCGTCGTCGTGGTTTACCATAAACTTGATGTCGGATATATCCGCGTCGTCGAGCGCGTGCGGGTCGATTTCCTCGTAAAACAAGTCGCCGATTGCCGTCCGTTGATTGAATACAATCGGGCAACCTTCGATTACGCCCTTTAACGGGTCGATTTGCGCGGGGTTTCCGTCGGGCGCGGCGCGTTTGATGTACTGCGGCGCGGTGTACGGTTTGATTTCGTCGGGCATTATTCGTCGTCCTCCTTGCTTTGTTTCGGCGCGGCGGGCTTCTTGCCTTGCGACAACGCCGTTAATTGATAGGTATTTGCGATTGATACGTCGATGTAGTTCAACGATACGCGGGTCGGCTCGTCGTCGGGGTCATAGCCCAACAATTCGCGCCGTTCGGGGCGGGATAGTAGCGCGTCCTCTTGCGTTGCTTTTGCGATTTCCAACCGACGCGCGAACGATAGCGATTGCACAATTTTATCGTAAAACTTTATCGTGCGCCCGTATGCGAGTTGCTTCGACGTAAAGAGCGTTATTTTCATAGCGTTGACAATCGTCATAAGCAACGGCTCGACCGCCGTTTGATAAAACGCCGTAAAGTCGTCGTCGGTGTATTTACCGAGATATATCGGCACACTAACGCCGAATACCGACAAAATTTCGTCGCGCAAAAAGGTTAAAACGGTTTGCGGTATATCCTGCGCCGCAATTTGTATCGGCGTAAATTGCGACTCGTAGTCGGTCGCAACAATGCCGAGTTCGCTGTTAAATAAATGGTTTTCAAATTCTTTGCGGGATATTTCTCGTTTGTCCGCTTCCGCAACGGTATTCATTGTCAAAACGCCGTGCAACGATAAGGACGCTTCGAGCGACTTCGGTATCGCTTCTTGTATGACGTGCAATGTTTGTAAGTTTTTGAGAATTGCCCGCCAATCGGCGCGACCGTCTGCGTCGCCGCCTAAATATGGGTTTGCGCCGTAACCGAGCCGCAAGTGAATTAAATCGCTATACGGCAAGTCAAGCGTTACGCCGCCGCCCGTCGTGCTTTGCAATTCCGCCCGCATTTCGTCGCCCGCATAGTAGAGTTTTACGCGGGCTTTTTCCAACGGATAAAAACCGCGCGTAACGCGCTTGACATAGTCTTTGCCGTCAACCTTTATCGGCACTTCGTCATACGCCCAATAAATAAAACAATTTCGATTGACGAGCGTTATGTACGCGATTTTATATAAAAAATCTTTAAGCCCGCACATCGGGTTGACGCGACCGAGTAAAACGCTATTGATGTCGTCGTCCGCAACCGTTACGCGGTGCGGGTTTTGCGTTTCCGTAACCGACTTGATACTGCATTTTGATACTTCCTCGCAAACGCGATGTATCGCCGTTTTTACGATGTCCGACGCGGTAACGTCTTTGCCGAACGACGAAAATAAAACCGTGTTTGCGTTCACAACGCGGTTGTATGCGGTCGGTCTATCCCAACCGAGCAAATTGTGTATAGCGTTTTTAAGCGTTGACAATCGGCTTGCCTCCTTGCGAAAAATAACAAAAAAGTGCGCCGATATAGACGAGCAAAAATACTCGTGAATATCGGCGCACACACGTTTTTTTAATGTGGCGATTAAAGGATAATCGCGGCGCACTCACCGCGTCGGCGGTGGATAATGCAATAATCAGACACCAACGGCGCACTCGCCCGAGCGGGCGGCAATACAAGGCGATTGCGGCGCACTCACCGCGTCGGCGGTGGTGGTGCGTGTATTCAGTTTGACCGCATTATAACTCGGCGGGCGGGGCGAAGTCAACGGTTTTTCGTTAAGATTTTTTAAGAAGTTTTTTCACGGCTTGCGCGGCGGTATCGTGTATGTATATTCGCGGCGGCATTTCGGGCAAAGAAAAACCGCGTTAATCAACCCGTCGCGCATATCGTATTTGCCGATTACGGCGCGATGTACGGGGCAACGCACGCTCCGCGTGTACCTTTCGTTTTGATTTTGCGGTGTTTTTTTGTCGTCCATATTTAGCCTCCGATTTTCGCCATAAATGCCGACTTGACTTCCCGCAACGCGGCGTATGCGATTACTTTTGACATCGTGCCGTCAATCTTGTTGCCGATGTAGCCGTTTATTTTACAAGGCATTACAAACCCGTTTTTATCAACGCGGACGGCTGTGTTGCGGAAGTTCCAACGGCAAATATCGTTGTTGTTGTAATTGATAAGCCGCGCCCGTAAATCGGTTTCGATGTTGCGGGTCGGCACGTTAAGCGCGTCGGTCGTCATTCGTATTTTGCGCGGCACTTCTTTACCGAATTTTTGCGCGATTTCTTTCGCGAAGTCCTTTGCGTGCCATTCGTCGTAACCGACCGTAAGCGGGCGTATATTGTATTGCTTGAATATATCCCAAATGTAATTTGATACAACCGTATCGTCGATTACGTTGTCTTGCACAATGCGCACCAACCCCGCGTCCGCCCATTCGATGTAATTCTTTTTTTCGGGGTTAGTGGGGGAGTCGGTCGATTGCCCGTCGCCCGCTTTAACCGCCGTAACAAAGTACATCGTATGCAAGTATTTGACGGGGTCGTTCGGGCGCATAAATAAAAACGTGCAAGCGCAAAGGTCGTTTGTTTCGGCAAGGTCGACCCCGACAACACACCAACAATGCGCAAAGTCGGCAATATCGAACGTGGCGGGACAATCAATGTATTTTTCCTCTAACCACGCGTTACTCGCTAATTGCTTGACGTTAAATTCCTTTGCAAGAATAAACGCTCGGTCGCTTCCGCTGTGGCGGGCGGTGTCGACTTTTTCCCGTAAATACGACCGCTTTTTCGATATGCCTAACATAGGATTTGACTTCGTCCAACTGCGCTCGTCGTTCCAAATTTCCGCCTCGCTGTCTTGCGTATATAGCCATATCAACCAACGCGACGGGTCGGTTTTCGCCTCGCCTTTAAGTGCTTCCCGCGCGTCGGATAGCCGCTCGTCAAGATAGCCGTCGCGCACAATGCCTTCGGTCGTGATTTCAAAATAAAGCGGCTCGTCCTGCGTTGATACCGATGTTTTAAGGGGCAATATTGTTGAATTGTCCTTCATTTCGTGAATTTCGTCAACGACCGCAAGTGTAAGATTTCGACCTTCCTTTGCGCCCTGCTTCGCCGACATTATTTCGATTGACCCCTTGTTTTGCTTCGAGAATTTGCCCGTTTTGCGGCGTTGCTTCGGGTTGCCGAAAAATATACCTTTGTTGTTTTTGCGGGTAACGCGCGATATTGCCCGCGACTCTTCCCGAAAAGCGTTGACGGCGTTAAATACGAGCGCGGCTTGCGCATAATCGTTTGACGCGCACATTACCGATTGCCCCATACCGCCGCAAAACCATTCGGCAAAGATAAGGGCGGCGACGAGCGGGGTTTTTCCGTTTTTGCGGGCGACAAGGAATAAAACCTCTTGAAAACGCCGCGCCCAACCCGCGCCGTATGACAACTCGGTATCGTAAACGTAAAACCCGAATATCGCCTCCGTAAATGCCTTTTGGAATAATTGCATTTTGAACGGTTTACCCGCGAAGGGGGCTTGAAAAAGTTTCATTTCGTTTTCGATAAATGCAATTCGTTTGTGCGCCGCTTTAAGTGTAAAACGGTATTTGCCGCCGCCCGCGAAAATATCTTGTATCAACATTTCGAGCGTGGTTTTCAGTTCGCGCCCGACGACGATTTCCCCCGAACGGCAACGCTTGTAATATTCAATCAAAAAACTATGCTCGCCGTCGACGGTATCGCTTAATGCTTGCCAACCTGTAAGCGGGTCAATTTCGGGGTTTGCAAGCGTCCAATCTGCGGGGGCGGGCGTAGCCGCTTCCGTGCCGTTAATCGTTGTCGTCGTCATAAGCCGATAAATCGTCGCCGTCGTCGCCGTTTAAGCCGCCGAGCAATTCCTTGTTAAGTTTTTGCATTGCCGAAGTGTATTGCGCCATATACTTGACCCGCGCCCGACCCGCCGCCGTTTCCCGCTGTATAGACGGGTTTTTCGGGTCGTAAATTATCGACGGCAATTCTTTGATTGCTTCCAAACACGCAAAAACCTCCGCGACCTTGCGGATAAGTTCGTCGTAAATTTGTAACTTGATTTCGTCCACGCCCGCCGCCTTGTATAAATCGACGAGCCGCTTGTATTCGCCGTCGGCAAGCGTTTTTTTGTCTTTGCTTTTTTTCATTTCCGCCTCCTTTTTGGAATTTGAAAACTTTTCGCCCGAAAAGTCAAAACTTCGGTGTGAATTTTTTTTACCTGCGGCCTGGAGTCTTTTCGGGTTTCAAAAATTTTGCAAGGATAGGGGGGGTATTATTCCGTATAACGTGCAAAATATTTTTCTATCCAACCGACAACCGCGTCGCGCGTTGCCGCTTGCTTGATTGTTTCGTGCGCCCGCTTGATACATTCCGCCTTCGATGTGTCGATGTGTACAAAGTTTATCACGTCGGGCGGATATTCCCGCGCAAGACTGTCGCGGTCTATGCGGTCGGGATATGTGCCGATTATGTACGCGTCTTGCCAACGGCGGCGCGGCGTTGCCGTGCGTATTTCGTCAAGTAAATAATCACGCAAGGCGAACGCGACGCGCTTTGTTGCGTCGGGTTTATCATATTGCCCGCATACGCATATTGCGCCGTGTATTCGGTCAAGGTCGACAACAATATCGTTGCGTGTGGCAACGCTTTGTACATACGTTGATTTGCCCGCGCACGGTGCGCCGTAAACGACGTAAACGTGCTTTTGACCGACAACATTACCAAAACGCGCGTGCGCCGCGTTGTGGCAATCGTGGCACAATACTTCGATGTTTGCGGGGTTTAGCGTGATATTTACGTCGTCGATGTTGTCGAGCGTAAGTTCGGTTATATGGTGCGGTCGCAATTCGTCAATATCGAATACGCCGCCGCAACGGGCGCAAATTCCGCCGCTTTTTATCTTGCAATACTGCGCAAGCGTTAAATACTCTTTGCGGCAATAAAAGGCGTGTATCGGGTCAAGCGGCATAATCAAATACCCTCCCAACCGTCGGGCAATTTGCCCTCTTTTGCAAGTTCCAACGCCTTTTTGCGTAATTCGATTGCTTGCGGGTCGCGTGCAAATTCGCCCGAAAAACGGTTGATTAGCAAGAATTGTATCATACCCGCGTCGGGCTTTGCGTACTTGCGGTCGACGTATGTTTTGGTGTGCGGTTTGCCGTCGATAATGACCGTTGTCGTGTGGGTTTCCTCGTAGTAATAACCGACCGCGACGCGGTATGCGTTATCGAGTAAGTCGGCTTTTCCCGCTTCGCGCGCGCGTAAAAGCGTTTCGGTTAGTTCGGGATAATCTTTTTTGTATTGCGCCCATTGCGTTTTACCCACGCCGTAAAATTTGCATATATCGCCTTCAGTAACCATACATCGCGCATAACGCTCTATATCCGCCAAATAAGGTAAAACCTTATTTGCGTATTGTGATTTTGCGCCGCGTTTTCCCGTTTCTGCGGCGTTATCCGCTTCGGCGGGCGGTTTTGCGTCCGCTTTCTTTCGAGCCTTGACGGGCTGTTTTTTGCCCTTTGTCGCGGCTGTTTTCTTTTCGGTGTCGTTTCGGGGTTGTTTCGGCATTATTGACCTCCTTGTTTCGGTATTTTATTTGTTGCCGATGTCAAGCAAAATTTTTGAGAGAATAAAGCACGGCAAAACGGCAAGCGCGATTAAAAGCGGCACGCACGCGCCGAGCCAAGATAGGGGAGTCGCGCCGCAAAGTTTACAAACGACGAATATTGCCGATAGCGGCACGCAAACCACAATTACAAGCAACGTAACAACGTAAATTGCCGATATTATTTTTTTAAGCATTTTTTACCTCCGATTTTCTTGATACTTAAAACCGCCCAACCGTCGGTCAAGCCGATAAAGCCCTTCAAGATGTGCGTTATTGTTGCCGTAAGCCGCCGCCCCGTATATTGCCCGTTTTCCCATTCGCGCAATATCAACATATCGCCGACGGCGTAATTTCGGTCGTCAAACCGCAATTCGTAAGTTTTTACACCTTTGTCAACTGCGGCGTAATATTCGGGTAAAATTTTCAAGTCGTGTATTTGTGCCATTTTGCGCCTCCGTGAATAAATAATTTTTCGACGCGCTTTTGCTTGTCGCGGTTGTTTAAGTGCGTCGTTATTTCGTGTTGCCAAATACAAACGAAGTCGTCGGGCGCGGTGTATTCGCTTACGATTACGATATGACCCGCCGCCGTTTGCTTCCTGCACCAATTCCAAAACTCCGCCGTATCGAATTTGCCGCCGCCGTAACCGATACCGTCCGAATACGGCGGGTCGCAATAAACAAGCACGCGCTCCCGTTCGGGGAGTCGCAATTCCCGATAATCGGCGTTGCCGACAAGGATATTGCGCAAGGCGGGTAATTGACGGCGAAAATTCTCGCGTGCTTCGATAAAGTAATTTCGCGTTTTGCCGCCTTTTATGACTGCCGTCGCACCATAGCAACCGCCGTACACGCGGGCATTGTAAGAGCCGAATAAAAGCACCGCCGCCCGATACCAACGGGCGTATTTGTCGGGGTTGTCCCGCACGTCGTAATATTCGGCGCGGGTCGGCGTTTCCAATTCGTCCAAAAGTGCGGGGTTTTCGCGGCACGTTTCGACGAGTTCGCATACAAGCGGGTCAATATCGTTGCCGAGCCTGTATTCGCATTGTATTTTATCAATCACGTTAAAACCGCCCGCAAACGGCTCGACGTACTGCTTGATGTTGTACGCGGATATGTAGCGTTGCAAAATCGGGATGATTTCGTTTGCGATTTTTGCCTTACTGCCGATGTATTTCATTTTTTCACTCCTTGCGTTTCATTTTGACGTACACATACGCGCCCGTCGTGTATTCGCTTGTTTTCTTTGTGATGTCCGTCATTTGATAGCCCTTGTAAAGTCCCTCAAAAACGGAATAGGGGTTGACCTTGTCGTACATAATGCGGTTTACCTTGCGCCGCGTAAACTTTGTGTCCGATACTGTGATTTGCGGCTTTTTCAAGTTCTTTGACGCGACGTATCGTTTGAGTCCTTTCGGGTCTTTCATACAATACCGCGCCATACCCTCGTAACCGCTGTCGTCCGCAACGAGCCGACGTACATTGTTGCGCCCGCCGTTGCCCCATAAGTCCTCCATTTTGTCGCGGTCGGCAAAGTTCGTTACGAGGTGATGGTGCATACGGTGTTTGCCTTTCTTTTCGTCGTTTTCAAATTCCGTCCAATAAACGTATTTGAACGGCGGGAAGTTGTGTCGTTCGGCATAGTGCTTTAATCTGCGAATAAACTTTTGTATTTCCTTTTGTGCGTCCGCATACGTTTTCGGGAGTCGCTTCTCGCTGTAAGTGAACGTCGCCCAAAAGTCCGCGTCGGTAAAATTCGCATTGATAAGCCGTACAACGGTTTTGACTGCATTTTTGTAATTGAGCCGCTTTTGCGCTTCGCGGCTTTCCTTTGTTTTCCTTGCCCTTGATGTAGACGTGTGTGTTTCCCATATCGGGTAAACCTCGACTTCAAGCACGTTGCCGCTTTTAATCGTCTTTGTTCGATACTTGACGATGTGCGGGTCGGATAGCGATTGCAAGAGAGCGTCGCTTTCCGCTTCCCGCGCTTCGTCGCCGAATATCTCGTCATAGTTGTATTTGTGCGGGTCGAGTGTGTAGTAGCGTTTTGCCATATTGCCTCCGATAAATTGCTTTAACGTAAAAGACAAAGAATAGCCAAAAAAGCGGGGGACAACACGCGGGGGCTAAAATGGGGCTTGTTCTTTCTTTATCGAGTTTATCAAACGCCCCCGATGTTTTCCCCCGCCGCCCCCTTTCTCGACCCCCGATGTAGTTTACCGATAAGGGGAAGGAGCGCGGGGCGCGTTGTCTTTTTTCCTGCTTGCGTCGTTGATACGATAATACTTCATTACGAGGACGCAAAAGCACGGTTTTTGTATGCAAAACATTGACACTTCGCCGCCGATGTGGTATAATATTATCGGTTTGATTGATACGCATTTTGTGTCAAGTTTCGCGGGCGGTCGGAAGTGCCAATTTCGACCGCCCGTTCCTTGTCTTTAATTGTGGTTTATTTACTTGTTGCCGTTCGGCGTTCTTGCGTCGTCGGCTTTTTCTTTTGCTTCGATTGTGGATAACCGAGCGTCGAGCGCGGCGACCGCTTGCCGCACAAAGTCGCTTTTACTTAAATAGCCGAGTTTTCGCAATGCTTCGGGCGCGAATACGCGCTCGGCAACGTCGCGGGGTATTTCGACTGTAAGATTGTACAAGCCTTTTACGCGGCGACGTTCGCGTTTCTTTGCCGCTTCCGCCGTCGGTGCGGGGTTGTCCGCATTTGCCATAAAAAGGCGTACATCGTGGTTTATAGCCGCCGCAAGTTCGGCGGGCGACATCTTTGCGTCGAGTCCTTCGATTTTGATTGTAGGCGGCGGCGCAAGCGTGATTTCGTCGCGGTCGTAAATATCGAGCGGGTCGCAAGCGAGCGTTTTACATATCGTTGCAAGCGTTGGCGGCGTGGGTAAGCAAACGCCGTTTACGAATTTACTCATTAAAGACGTATCGACTCGCGGGTCGGTTTTGCGTACCTTTTCGGCAACCGCCTTTTGCATTACGCCGCGTTGTATCATTAGTTTTTTGTAACGGGGCATTATGTACCTCCCGCCGCCGATGTGGGCGGCTCGTCCGCCTTGTCGATAAGTTTCAAGGCGTAATATTCGCGCAACGCAAGGAATACGTCGCAATCGTAGCATTTACCCGCCGCCCGAATATCGGGGCAATAACAATGAGCGTCGCATAAATCACGGCGGGCGACTACTTCCGCCGCCTTGTATGGTATCGCGTATTCGTCGTTTTCGCCGATACCAACCACGCGGCGCGGGTTGACCGCATTTGTGTCGACGTATATATCCGCGTAAATCTTGCGCGTATCGCCGCCGTAACGGTTGATATTATCGGGGACGTTTTCGTTGATGTAGTCAAACACAATGCCGCGCTCTTTGCACCACGCAACCGCCGCGTCCAAAAGTGCGCCGTTTCTGCAAGTGTGCAAAATAATGATGTTTCCCGCCGCCGCAAGTTTCTTTATATAATATAAGGAATAGGGGAGCGGCTCGCCGATGTTCGGGTATGCGTCTTTGCATAGTGTACCGTCAAAGTCGACGGCAACGATTTTCGGGGTTTTTATTATTTTCTTTTGGTCTTTTTGTATTTGTCCGCTCCTTTGCAATACTGCGGGCGGTCGGGCGGTGTGATTTTTAACCACAAACCCGCCGCGCCGTTAAACGCGCTTGTAAGCCCGCCCGTGCGGTCGGTTGTTAATTCGATTGTCGAGTCGGGGTTTTTGTTGATAGCGTTTATAAGTTCGCCGAGTTCTTTTATTGTGTACTTTTC